ACAAGTTTGATGATGCCTACGTTATGGGCTACCACAATGGATATCATGGGTTGACATACGACAACCAGTATGATAAAAAGAAACAGCCACAGTACAATGTAAAGTACAAGCATGGGTACGAGGCAGGTAATGAGATGAAGAACAAGGAGCAATGGGATGAGCATGGGATTTAAGGATTGTATGGCATGTAGTGGAGAAGCAGAAGCTTTACATGCAGTGGATGGTATGATTGAGTACTACTGCCATGAGTGTGGTATGAGTTGGTCAGAAGAACCAGAGGTGGTACAAGATACAGCGTATGAAACATTTATGTTACGTAATTATGGTGAGGTAGTATGACAGAGAATGTCATACTATTCTGGATAGTCTCAATGTTTGTTGTAATCTCCTTAGGAATCTTCACAGACTTTGAGAAAGTAATGGGCTTACACTTCTGCCTATTGCTTGGTGGGGTATTAATGATAGGTGTATGTAGTATGGTATACTATGTATAACATGTAATACATACTATAGTATAATGTAAAACAGGGGGTCTCCTTATGGATGTAACTTTAGAAACAGACCAAGACCTTATTGACCACCAGCTACAGTTAGAAACTGAGATGATGACAGGTGGCATAGAAAGATTTAGAAAGGAACGTGACGCATCAATAGAACGTGGTAAAGAGAGCCACACTCTGCATGGCAGGGCTATCATAGCTAGGCTAGTGGATGACTTGACACTTGCCATTGAGGAATGGAAGAGTAACCCAACCAATACATCACGTGACATAGCGTGGAAGAAAGTAAAGGATATACAAGCAGAACAGATTGCTTACCTTAGTTTGACTACACTGGTTGATAGTATCAGCAGAAAGAATACGCTGCTGTATGTAGCTAGAAGCATAGGGTCAGCCATTGAGATACAAGACAGGTTGGACAGGTGGATAGCAGACGAGGGTGACATAGCACGTAACACAATCAAGCAAGCTATGAAGAAAGCCTATGGTGCTAGACGCTATGGCTTGACTAACAAGATGAACAAGGATGGGTACAAGGAAAACACATGGCAGAAGTCAGAGCGTGTACATGTAGGCTTCAAGATGGTAGACCTTATCATCCAGAGTACAGGTATAGTAAGACTAAACACACAACAGATAAAGCGTACAAGTAGGACAACCTATGTTGTACCTGAGACAGGCACAGTAGAATGGATTGATGCGTTCAATAGTTTTACTGAGACTAACAGGCCACGCTACTTACCCTGCATTATAGTACCAAAGGATTGGACTGATGTTACAGGTGGTGGGTATCATGGACATGAGATTAACAAGCTACCAATAGTGAGGCGTAGATGAGTTTAAAGACACACTTAAATAGATTGCGAGGGCAAGACCTGAGCCAAGAGTACGCATGTCTTAACACACTACAGCGTACTGAGTGGCGTATAAATAAAAAAGTTCTTGAAGTTACACGTAACTTGTGGGACAATGGGCATCAGGTGGGTAACCTACCAGCAAAGGAAGACATACCTTTGCCACCCTACCCATTTGATAAAGAGCCTGACCAGATGACTGAGGAAGAGAGGGATATGTTTCGCACGTGGTCACGTAAGCGTAATCAAATCTACTCCTTAAACAATCGCAGTATGAGTAAGCGTGTGCAGGTAGAGCGTACACTAAAGATAGCAGAGCAGTTCAATAAGTACGATAGGTTTTACTACGTATGGCAGAACGACTTTCGCTCTCGTAAGTATGCAGCTAGCACATTCCTCTCTACTCAGTCAGCAGATTGGAGCAAGTCCTTGCTTGAGTTCAGCTACCCTGTAGCTATCAACAGTTGGGATGACGCACGATGGTTGTGTATTCATGGTGCTAACCTGTTCGGTAACGACAAGGTATCCTTGGACGAGCGAGAGAGGTGGGCATGGGAGTTTGCAGAGACCGATGCTCATAGGGTAGTGGCTAACCCATACGACTATACGTTATGGTTAGAAGCAGACAAACCCTTCCAGTTCCTTTCGTGGTGCTATGAGATGTCAGCCCTAGTCAGACAGGGGTGGGGATTTGAGACACGTCTACCTTGTGCAGCCGATGGGTCATGCAATGGATTACAACACCTCTCTGCTATACTGAGGGATGAGCAGGGTGGTAGGGCTACCAACCTTACAGCTTCTAAACTACCTCAGGATATCTACACACAAGTAGCAGAAGAAACGATGCGTAGAATACAAGAGGATGACAGTGAGATAGCACGTAAGTGTTTAGCTTTTGGTATTGACAGGAAGATAGCCAAGCGTCCTGTTATGATTGTCCCCTACTCAGGCACACGTCACGCATGTAGACAGTACATTGAGGAAGCATTGCATGATAAGATAATGAGTGGAGCAGACAATCCTTTTGGTGATGACTTGTTTGAGCCAGCTACTTACCTAGCCAAGCACGTATGGGATGCTATCTCTGGTGTTATCTTATCGGCTAGGCAGGTGATGGACTACATCAAGGACGTGGCAGATGTATACTCTGACCACAACAAACACATGGAATGGGTGACACCAACTAACTGGCTGGTGTTACAACACTACAATGAAACAGATAGTAAGAGAATTAAGACACACATAAATGGTAGCACTGTATCACTATCCTTTCCTAAGGACAAAGAAGACACAGTGCATCGTAAGCGTACAGGCTTGGGTAGTAGCCCTAACTTCATACACTCTATGGATGCAGCAGCTATGACCAAGACAATTAACAGAGCATCCCTTCTTGGTATTGAAGACTTTGCTATGGTGCATGACAGTTATGGTACACATTCTACCAACATGCCTATGTTATCTGAGGTACTACGTGAGGAGTTTGTTAATATGTACGAAGAGCATGATGTCTTGACTGAGTTGAGAGACCATGCTATAAGAGTTCTTGGTACACAGGATGTACCTGTGCCACCAAGTCAAGGTAACTTAGATTTACGTGAGGTTCTAAAGTCACAGTACTTCTTTGCATAAATCCTAAAGTTACATCCTAGCCTAATCAAAAAATCTATAGGAGATTACATGAATATTATTAAAGGCAAAGCACGTTGGGCAAAAGTATTTGAAGCTGATACCCGATACGTACCAGAGGGTGAGTACTCTATCCAAGTAGTACTACCTGAAGAAGAAGCAGTAGAAGTGTGTGAACAACTGGAGAAGATGGCAGAGGCCAAGCTTGCAGAAGTTGTCAAGGAAAACCCAAAGCTAACTAACGTCCTGTCCACACGTCAACCCTTTGAGATGGATACTGATGAGGCAGGTACACCAACTGGTGACCTTGTGTTCAAGTCCAAGATGAAAGCACGTGTTAAGTCACGTGATGGCAGAGTGTATGAGCAGAAGCCTATGGTGGTGGATGCTAAGAAGACACCGATGGATGGTAACACTCTGATTGGTAATGGGTCTACAGTTAAGATTGCTGTTGAACCAATCCCATACATGATGCAAGCCACCAAGACAGTGGGTGTAACACTACGCCTCAAAGCTGTACAAGTGATTGACATTGTAGAGTATGGTAACAATGCTGTCTCTATCTTTGAGGAAGAGGATGGGTTTGTTACCACTGCTGTCCAGAAGGACGATGCACTTGATGTCTTTGGTGGTGATGCCGATGCCGAAGGGGACTTTTGAGGAGAGGGTCATTGATGACCTGAACGTGCGTGATGTTCCATATATGTATGAGCCAGAGAAGTTGGCCTACTATGTGGAGCGTCACTACGTACCTGACTTAAAGCTTGGCACTATGTATGTAGAGTTGAAGGGATACTTCAGACAGGATGCACAACGAAAGATGAAGGCTGTCAAGGCACAGCATCCAGAGTTGGACATCAGGTTTGTATTCCAGAAAGCCAGTGCTACTATACAGGGTGCTAAGAAAAGGAAGGATGGGTCTAAGATGACCTGCGCTGAGTGGGCAGACCGTAATGGTTTTGTCTGGAGTGAGGGAACTATACCTGAGGAGTGGTTAGATGGATAGTGAAGAGCGTTCTTTTAAGGAAGATATAGTTAGAACCACTATGGTTCAGCAGTGGGATATAGAAGCAGTAGTATTTGAATTACTATCATTAATTAACGATGAGCAATTAGATAGTTTTTGGCACGACATTACTATCGCACTTCAAGCTGAACAGGATGAGAAAAGCGAGGCATACCCATGAGTATTGTAGATATTACAGAAGAGATTGTATCTGAGATTGATGTCCAAGCTGAGTTCAACAAGGATGGTCTAGCTATCTCTGTCTATGTAGATGAGGCTGAGATACATGAGCATGTTGATTACGTTGATATGGCATACCTGATGGTACAGGATGAGGACAAGTATCCACCTGAGGTACTAGACAAAATTCGTAAGGGTCTAGCACGTATGGTAGATATACTTGAGGACGCACAAGAAGATGGTTGAGGATGGTGAGTTTATCAGGCACGTAGCCTGTCCTCACTGTGGCAGTAGTGATGCCAACGCCTTGTATAGCAATGGCAAACACTACTGCTTCTCTTGTCAGACACTAACACCAGCCAACAGAAACGAGGAAGTCATGGCAAAGCTTGAGACACATGACACTATGTTCCTAGACATAGACTACAGGGAGTTGTCCAAGCGTGGCATCTCTCAAAAGACTTGCGAGTTTTGGGGATATGGTGTATCAGATTACAAGGGACAAAAGGTACAGGTAGCCAACTACAGAGACAGGAGTGGTCAGCTTCACGCACAGAAGCTACGCTTTGCGAACAAAGACTTCTCTGTTGTAGGTAATCTCAAAGAGGTTAACCTATTTGGCGAACACTTATGGCGTGATGGTGGTAAGCACATCATCATTTGCGAAGGTGAGATAGATGCTATGTCTATGTCACAGGCACAGGACAATAAGTATCCTGTTGTATCCCTACCCTCTGGCTGCACGTCAGCAAAGAAAGCAGTCGGTAGGTCTATTGAATGGCTAAACAAGTTTGAGTTTATCACACTCATGTTTGACATGGATGACGTAGGACAGAAGGCAGCTAAAGAATGTGCATCTATCCTACCACCTAACAAAGCTAGGATAGCCAGCCTACCCCTGAAGGATGCCAATGAAATGCTGGTAGCTGGTAGGGTTAAGGAATTAATTGATGCCTTTTGGGGTTCTAAAGTATATCGCCCCGATGGTATTGTAGCAGGTACAGATGTATGGGATATAATAACAGAGGATGATAGTAAAGATTCTGTACCTTACCCATACGTAGGTATGCAAGAGAAAACAGGGGGCTGTCGTAGAGGTGAGATAACCACAGTGACTGCTGGTTCTGGTATAGGGAAGTCACAACTTGCACGTGAGTTTGCACACAACCTAATCAGGAATGGTAAGACGCTAGGTTATATCGCACTTGAGGAATCAGTAAAGCGTACTGCATTAGGCTTGATGTCTATTGAAATGAATAAGCCCCTACATTTACAGACAAGTGACGTAGACGAAGAGGAGATGAGACATGCTTTCAATGCTACACTTGGAACTGGTAGAGTATATCTTTATGACCATTGGGGTAGTACTGATAGTGATAATCTACTTGACAAGATAAGATACTTAGTGCATGGTTGTGGATGTGAGTATATTATCCTTGACCATATCAGTATCGTGGTCAGTGGTCTAGAAGGTGGAGATGAGAGGAGACTAATTGACAATACAATGACACGACTACGTGCCTTAGTTGAGGAACTTAACTGTGGTATGATACTAGTGTCACACTTAAAGCGTCCATCTGGTGACAGAGGACATGAGGATGGCGCACAGACTAGCTTGTCACAGTTACGTGGGTCAGCAGCAATAGGACAGTTATCGGATATGGTGATTGGACTAGAGCGTGACCAACAAGACAAGGACAATCCTCACGTCAGCCACGTCAGAGTTCTGAAGAACAGGTGGTCAGGTGAGACAGGACTATGTTGTTCACTGTTATACAGTTCTGATACAGGACGTATGACTGAGACAATCTTTGATGAGGCAGACGAAGACATAGATTTTTAACTAGCTACTGCGGAGACAGAGCATGAAACTAATATTTGATATAGAAGCAGACAATCTCTTGGATGATGTAACACAGGTGTGGTGCATTGTAGCGAGGGATGTAGACACTAACGAGGTACACACCTTTGACCCCGACAATATAGAAGAGGGTATCAGGTTACTTGACAAAGCAGACATGCTGATAGGCCATAACATTATTGAGTATGACCTACGTGTGTTGGATAAGTTACATGGATACAAGTACACTGGACAAACTCTTGATACGTTGGTATACTCTAGAACAATATGGCCTGACATACGTGAGGTTGATATCAAACTACACAAGCAAGATAAGATGCCACTAGCCTTGATAGGTAGGCAGAGTTTGAAAGCTTGGGGCTACAGACTAGGAGAATTAAAAGGTGATTTCGGTAGCGATATTGAGAGCTTTGGAGCTTTCTCACAAGAGATGCTTGACTACTGCGTCCAAGACACAATGGTCAATCACAAACTCTATCTCAAAATTATGCAAAAAAATTTTAGCAAAGAGGCACTAGACCTTGAGACTGAGATACACACTCTACTGATAGAGCAACAGGAACGAGGCTTTGACTTTGATGTCAAGGCTGCACAGTCTCTGTACTCTGACATAGCAGAGCGTAAGGAAACTATAGAGAAGGAGTTACAGCAGGTGTTTGAGCCTACTGTAATTGAGATGAAGACCAAGACCAAGACCATTCCATTCAACCCTGCATCACGTCAACAGATAGCAGACAGGTTGATGAAGAAAGGATGGAAGCCTAAAGCTTTCACTAACAATGGTGACCCAAAGGTAGACGAAGAAGTCTTATCTAAGATTGATATGCCTGAGGCAAAGCTGTTGACTGAGTACTTACTACTCAACAAGAGAGTAGGTCAGTTAGCCACAGGCAAACAAGCTTGGTTGAAGATGGAGAAGGATGG